GGGTGGGCCTATGCGAAGCTCACGGCCTCGGACGCCATCGACGCGGGGATCATAGCGCCGGAGGAGATCGAACAGGCCCAGCGGCAGTTGCCAGAGAACGTGTTCCGTGAGTTGTACTTCGCCGAGCCGTCCGACGACGGCGGGAACCCGTTCGGGCAGGAGGCTATCCGGGCCTGCATCGGGGACGTCTCCGGCGATCCTCCGGTCGTCTACGGGGTCGACCTCGCGAAGAGCGTCGACTGGACGGTCGTCGTTGGCCTCGACGAGACCGGGGCCGTCTGCCGGTTCGACCGGTACCAGTGGCCGTGGGAGGAGACCGTGCGGCGGCTGGCCCAGGAGATCGGTGCCACGCCCGCCATCGTGGACTCCACCGGGGTCGGCGACCCGATCGTCGAGCGGCTCCAGCGGGAGCTATCGAACGTCGAAGGCTATCACTTCTCCTCGTCATCCAAGCAGCACCTGATGGAGGGGTTGGCGATGGCGATCCAGACCGGGGAGGTGCGGTATCCGCAGGGCGTGATCGTCTCCGAGCTGGATGTCTTCGCCTTTGAGTACACCAGGACGGGCGTCCGGTACTCGGCCCCGGACGGGATGCACGACGACTGCGTGATGGCCCTGGCCCTGGCGGTATATGGCCGGACGGGTGTGCCGGGAGTCGGGGTATGGTAGATACCACCTCAACCGCAACCAACGGCCTGTATGCGCGATCTGTTAACGGATACGCCGGGGCATGACGGAGGAGTGCAAGGAACTCCGGTGCCAGGGCTGCGGGAAGTTACTCGCGGAGAAGGCCGCGTCCGGTACGGTGATCGTGTGCAGCCGGTGCAAGACCCGGAACGAGGCTATCACATGAAACCATATTACGAGGACGACGCGGTGACCATCTACCACGGGGACTGCCGGGAGATTCTGCCGACGCTGCAGGCTAGCGTACTCGTGACCGACCCTCCCTATGGCATGAATTTCGTTGCTGGCGAACGTCACCATGATGGTAAGTGGACATCGCGGTGGGCCGGTACTCCAATAGTGGGCGATAGAGATTTGACAGTCAGGGATGAAATATTGGCCTGCTGGAGTCCTCGCCCCGCCCTTGTTTTTGGTTCATGGAAAACATCCGTCCCGATAGATGCCCGCGAAATGCTGGTGTGGGACAAAGTAGTATCGACTGGCATGGGAGCGTTGGACATTCCCTGGCGACCATCGTGGGAGGGGATATATGTCCTGGGACATGGGTTTGAAGGGGCTCGAGGACATGGAGTGCTCCGTTACTCACTCCCGACGCTCGCGCCAGAACGGCAGATGCACCCAACGCCTAAGCCCATCGGGCTGATGCGAGCCTTGATTGACAAATGCCCTCCCGGTACTATCCTCGACCCCTTCATGGGCAGCGGCACCACGCTTAGAGCCGCCAAAGACCTGGGCCGCAAGGCTATCGGGATTGAAATCGAGGAGCGGTATTGCGAGATAGCTGCCCAGAGGATGTCGCAATCGGTGCTGGCGTTTGACGCGGTCTGACCGGTCGTGATATCGTCGATGACAGTGGCCCGATCCGGCGCAGTGTCCGAGGCGTAACAGCCCGAACGCCGGAGGAGGTCGCTTTTGGCGTTCTGGTCTCCGCTGTTCCGCAAGCAGGCGCAGGAACTCTCGACCACCGTCCCGCTCAACCTCGACGTCGGGCAGGCGTCATACCCTGACGCCAATTACGCCAACTTCGCCTCTGAGGGCTACGGCAAGAACGAGATCGTCCACGCCTGCATCCGCGAGCTAGCGACCTCTGCGGCCTCGCCCCGGTACTACGTCCAGGCTCCCTCGGCTGAAGGCGGCTCCGTCGAGGTCGAGACCGGCCTGCTCTACGACCTGACCACCAAGCCTAACCCGTACTCCGATTGGTACTCGTTCATCGAGCGGCTGGTCACGTTCCTCATGGTGGCGGGCAACGCCTACGTGATCAAGGAGCGGGGGAGGAACGACCAGGTCTCGGCCATGTACCTCCTGCGTCCCGACCGGGTCACCATCGTCGCCGGGGACTACGGCGCGGAGAGCTACGTCTACACGGTCGGCAGCACCGAGTACGGGGTCGCCGCACGGGATATGTGCCACCTGGCCCTGCCCAATCCCGGCGGGGACATCTACGGCCTCAGTCCTCTCCAGGTCGCGGCCCGCACCGTCAACCTCGATTTGAACATGACGGCCTTCGCGAAGGTGTATTTCCAGAACGCGGGCGTCCCGTCCGGTTTGCTCAAGGTGAAGCGACGGCTGACCTCCCAAGAGGAGGCGGCGACGATCCGGTCCCGGTGGCGGTCTCAGTTCGGCGGGGTCAACAACTTCCACCGGATCGCGATCCTCGACGATGACGCCGAGTACCAGCCGATGTCGAACTCGCCGAAGGACATGGAGCTGGCGGGGCTGCACAATCTGACCGAGTCCCGCATCTGCGCGGTATTCGGAGTCCCGCCGATTTTGGTGGGGGCTAACGTCGGACTCCAGCGATCGACATTCTCCAACTACCGGGAGGCCCGTCTGGCGTTCCACAGCGAGACCCTGGAGCCGATGGTCGCCCGAATCCTCCGGTACTTCAACGCGAACCTGTTCGACGAGTACAGCACCAACGAGACCCTCGCAGTCGACTGGGCCGCGATGCGGGCCACGCTCGACGACCAGGAGGCGACGACGACCCGCCTGACGGCTTTGTTCGCGGGCGGCATCCTCACCCTGAACGAGACGCGGGAGGCACTGGGATTCGAGGCGGTCTCAGACGGTGCGCTCCGGCGCATCCCGTCATCGGTCTTCGAGGTAGCCGAGGGGCAGGCCGCTCCGGTCGCGGTCGATGCCGCTCCGGTCGAGCAGGCGCACCCGATTCTCGCGGAGATCAAGGCTCCTCGCGTTGCTCCTCGCGCCCAGATACTCCGACGCCGGATGATCGAGGAGCGGGAGGAGGAGACAGACGCGCTGAGTGCCAAGGTACTGACCCACTTCCGAGGCATCCGTAACCGGGTCGACGGCATCCTCGGGCGTCACATGGAGCGGCAGACCGCCCAGACGAAGGACTATCCGTTCGGCGTCTCCGATATGCTCCCGCCCATCGAGACAGGCAACATGGAGAGAATCCTGGAGGCGGCATATCGCCGGGTCTCGAAGCGGACGTTCGGGACGATCAACGACGTCGGCGTCGCCGGGACTCTCGACTGGTCGGACAAGCTGCCGACGGTCCAGCGGGTACTGACCCAGGCACCGACGCGGGCTGCGATGATCCACCGGACGACATCCAAGGCCATCGGACGGGCGGTGGGTATCGGTCTGGAGCGGGGTTACTCCATCGAGCAACTAGCACGGGGCGTACCGGACGACAAGTTCCCCGGTATCCGCTCGATCCTGGGCGAGACCGAGAACCGGTCGAGGCTGATAGCCCGCACCGAAATAATGAGGACGCAAAATGCGACAACGATCGGTTTTTACAGGGAACAAAATTTTGTGTACGTCCAGGCCGACGACGTGGACGGAGACCCCGACGACGATTTCGTCGACCCCGGCGACCCAGAAGGCCGGACCTGCGCGGAGCGGCACGGCAAGATATATACGCTGGAAGATGCCCAGAACATTGACGACCATCCCAACGGGACGCTGAACTGGATGCCGATGCCGAGGGGCTACACAGGGGGAGCGACATGATTCACAAGACCGTGATCGCCAGCGCGAAGGCCATCGACGAGGCCGAGGGGATCGTCGAGGCGTACACGAACACGATGGGCGTGGTCGATGCCGATGGCGACATCGTGGAGCCGACCGCCTTCGATGCCTCGATCGCCGATAATCTGCCGATACCCGTCCTGTCCGGCCATGACCAAGGGAAGCTCGTCGGGAAGGTCATCTTCGCCCAGCCCCGGCACATCGAGGGTGACGAGTACCGGCTGTTCACTAGGATGAGAATGAACATGGAGACCGAGGCGGGCCGGGACGCCTTCAGTAATGTCGCCGGGGATTACGTCCGCGAGTGGTCTATCGGGTTCAATATCCCGAAGGAATCCGACGTCGAGCAGGAGGGCAGCGATGTCTCGACGGTCGTCAGGCGCATAGCGAACCTGGACTGGGTCGAGGTCTCGTCGGTGATACGCGGGTCGTCTCCCTCCACCGAGACCGTTGCGGCCAAATCCTCGCCGGTGACGGAGGAGAAGGGCGCGATCCCGTCCCACCTGACGGCCTGGGTCGAGGACGCCTGGGACGGCAGTCTGATGCGGGGCCGCATCAAGGGCGGGGCGGCAGTCCTCCGAGCGGCCCATGCCTGGGTCGATGCCGACGGCGATCCCGAACTCAAGTCGAGCTACAAATATCTGCACCACCATGTCGGTCGCAATGGCCGAGGCGGGGCCGCGAACGTCCGGGCCATCACGACTGCCCTGGCGAACCTCAACGCCCGCAGGACGTCGATACCGGAGAACGACCGGCGCGGGGTGTACAACCACCTGGCACGGCACCTACGCGAGGCTGGCCGTAGGCCCTCCGAGCTACGGTCTGCCGATCCTCCCGACGGCTCCAAGCCCTACCCGAACTTCCACGCCTGCAGGTTGCGGGAGCCGGACGAGTTCAACGAGTTCCGCACCGGCGACTCGACCATCGGCGACAAGCCGGTCAAGGTACTGTACGGCAGAGAGATGGAGACCGGGGACTGGGCCATCGCATCATACCGATTCCCAGCCGACGATTGGACCGAGACCGAGGCCCGTGCGTTCTGCACGGATCACGACGGGATCAAATTCGAGCCAGCAACCGGCGATGACGACTCCGACGCAACGGACGAAGCCGCCTCCGACACGGCCCCTGAAGCCGCCTTGGACACGGCAGAGCGGACGTTGCGCCTACAGCGGGTCAAACTCGCTCTGCATGGAATAAACCAAACGAAGGAGTTTTGATTTGAACACTAAAGAGACGAGACAGGAGGCCAACGCCCTCCTCGGTCAAGCGGAGACGGCTCTCGCCGGCGGCAACGTCGAGGAGTTCGAGCGCATGATCGTGGACGCCCAGGCCAAGATGGAAGAGGCCGACAAGGTCGACCAGGCAGCTAGCCAGTTGAAGATTCTCCAGGGCGAGTTCTCTCGCCCGACCAACAGTGTCCCGATAGCCGACAAGGACGTCGCGGCATACGACCCGAACGACACGAGCCGCAACACGAAGGCGTCCTACAAGCCCAGTTCCTGGGTCAAGGATCTCCCCGCGATGGCCCAGCCGTTGTGGGTGCAGGAGCAGATGGGTCAGACCCAGAAGGACGAGGCCCAGTTCCAGACCGACGTATTCGTCAAGTGGTTGAGGTCTCCGTCCGACGACGTGTTCTGGAAGACCGCCAGCGCAGACGAAGTAAAGGCCATGCAGGAGGAGACGGATGCCGAGGGTAAGATAGCATTGCCCCTGTAGCTAGTAATAGCTACAGCAAACCCGGTGAATTGCGGGAAGGCTAAATCGAGAGACAAGCTAATCCGCAGCCAAGCCCAGGGAACGGCAATAGTACCTGGGACGGTTCAGAGACTAGGGGATGACCAGCCGAAGGAATAAGCCCCACCAGCGCCGGGCAACCCGAACGGGTTGATGAGATAGTCCGACCTCATGGGAAACCGTGAGAGGCCAGCAGAAATGTCTGGCCCGCCCGAAAGGGTAGTAACAAAGTGGGTTTCTTCGTACCAGAGCAGTTTATTAGCCAGACGATTCACGATCCGGGAGTGCCGGGTTCCCAGCTTCGGCCCCTCTGCACCGTGATCCGGGTGTCGTCGAAGGACGGTTACGTTCCAACGATGGGCAGCGCGACATGGGCGGCGATAGCCGAGGAGGCCGCGTACAGCGACCAGACGCCCACGGTTGGGCAGGTCGCCTTCTCGCTGGAGAAGTCCGGCGGGCTGGTCAAGGTAACGCGGGAGCTACTGGAGGACTCCGCGATAAACCTCCCGGCATTGCTAACCCAGATATTCCAAGAGGCAGCGGGCCGGTTCGAGGACGTGGGCATCATCAGCGGTAACAACACCACGCAGTATGCAGGGATCATGTCCGATTCCGACGTGGCGTTCTACACGATGGCGGGAAGCACCAGCGTGGTAGTTGCCGACCTTATCGGCACGTTCTACGCCCTGGACGCGCAGCACCGGGCGAACAGCACCTGGGTTATGAAGTCGGCGATCAACTCGCTGATCAACCAGATTCAGGTAACCGGGAACGGCGTCACTGGGATCGCCAACATCACCACCGCTCCGGCGGCGTTCATCCTGGGTCGGCCAGTGGTGGATACCGACGTCACCAGCGGATTGGGCGGGACGATCACCAGCACCGAGAAGATCGCGATATTCGGCGACTTCAGGCAATACTATGTCTTCGACAGGGTCGGATTCACAATAAGGCGTAACGAAAGCGAATTCATGAATACGGACCAGCTGGCGTTTTATGCCAACAGGCGGGGTGACGGTCAGGTCGGACTCGCGGCAGCGTTCAAGATTTCAAGAGCCGCATAACTTAGCGGCAACAAGTAGGGGGCGGGGCTTCGGCCCCGTCCCCTGGTCGGGAGGAGATTTATGCCGAAGGCACAGAGCCTGGTCAATGTCACGTTCGGGGCGACCGGGGAGGTGTACGAGATGGGCGAGGTCTACGACGTCCCTGCCGCTACCCTCAAGAAATACCCTGACTACTTCAAGAAGCAGTCAGCGAAGCCCAAGAACAAACAGGCCCAGACCCAGGAGAACAAGTAGGTGGCGACCCGTCACACATACGCGACCGCTGACGACCTACGAGACTACCTGGCCGGGACGAGCTACTCGTCCGGCTGGACGTCTGACGCGGGGTCTATCCGGCGCATCCTTGAGGCGGCGAGCCGTAGGGTCGACGACTACTGTGGCGGCGGTACGTTTGGGCCTCTCACCGAAACCCGGTATTACGACATCGGCTCCGGTGGCCTCCGGCAGTCCCCGCAGTACCAGACCGTCGCGATCACCGATGACATCAAGACCGCGATGTCTACTCCCGGCGTCGTGCCTCTGGACGGCTGGATCGTCAGCCCGACGACCGTCACGGCCTACGGCGGGACAGACCGGGCCACCTCGGAGACGTTGACCGAGGGACATAACGCGGACTTCTTTTTGATGCCCTACAACTCCTCGCCGAAGACGATCCTGAAATTGAACGAGGACACGACCAAGGGCCTCGACGCGGGCCAGCAGACCCTCTCGATCCTCGGCTCCTGGGGCTACACCGCCGACACGGTCAGCGTGACGACCGCCGACGCCATATCGTCCACGACAGCGACGTCCGCGTCGGTGACGTCTGCGACCGATCTCGGCCCAGCGCAGACCATCCTCATCGACTCCGAACAGATATATATCACGGCCATCTCCGGTAACACCCTCACGGTGGAGCGAGGCGTCAACGGCTCGACGGCGGCTACTCACAGCGGAGGGGCGTCCCTCTACCGGTACGACTATCCCGAACTGGTCGTGCAGGCGTGTCTCGACCTGTCGAAGATAGTGTTCCGAGACCGCGACCTGGGAGCCGTCACGACTATAGGCTCCGGCGACGCGGCGATCACGTCCGCCGCCGGGGAGATCAACTCTATCCTGATGACCCTCGGCCAGTACCGGGTGACCGGCACCAGTAACGGGGTGTTCTTCTGATGGTGGCGCCGACCACGACGTTCAAGGTCAAGGGGCCAGTGTTCGAGAAGCCCACCCAGATCAGTCTCGGATTCACCGAGGCGGTCAATCGGGGGCTGCTCGATCTGGTCATCATCGAGGGCAGCAATCGAGTGAAGGAAGACCTGTGGGGGCCAACATCTGCCGAAGCCTATAAGAAATCAACGCCGAGCCAGAGACACGGTGCGAAGACCCGAACGCTCAAGCGGGCAATTGGCGGGAGTGTTCCCCGTGACGGTATCGGGCAGATTGACGCCGGGGAGAATCAATATGGGGAAAACCTGATTTATTCCAGTTGGGTCGAGGGGATCAGCAGCCGGAATAAGAGGTCGACGTTCAAGGGCTACGGGATGTTCCAGAAAGCCTATGACCGTATCAACAACAATCCGAAGATGTACGAGAAGTACATCGGGGACGCCCTGATCGAGGCGTTCGATTGAGCCGGTCAGGGGCATTGGCCCAGATCGACACCCTCCTGGCGGCGATCTCAGACCCGGCCTTCGTGTCGGTCTATCGCGGGGAGCCGCTGGCGATATCAGGGACTCCGGTCCTGGCCTTCTGGTTGACGGGCCGGACCAGCGACTTCGAGACCCTGGGCGATATCGGGTCGCGGGTAACAGTCATGGTGCGGGCATATTTCAGGATGCAGGACTCACCAGACGTGCGGGAGAGCATCGAGGAGGAGGTCTGGGACGCGATGTACCAGATCGACAGCCAGCTCCGCTCGGACGCCGACCTGGGCGGCAACGTGACCGACTCCTCGGTCGGGGCCGCGACCGTCGGCTACACCAACATGAGCGGCGGGGTGTTCCGCACGGTGTCAGTCCCATACGAGATGGAGCTTTACGGCGAGGTCACGATCACGCCGTAGCGGCCCCAGGATGGCCGGAGAGCGTTGTGAACATGGAGGACGTGTATGGCTAAGACGAACGGATTGAACGTCCGGCTCTATGTCGAGGGCTATGACCTGTCGGGCGACGCGAATGCCTTGTCTGGCATGGGCTACACCAATGAACTCCTCGACGTGACGACTCTCGATGTATCGGCGCGGAAGCGGATCATCGGGATAGTAGACGGGGAGATCAGCGTCGATGCGTTCTTCGATGCCGCCTCCTCCCGACAACACGCGGTCTGGACATCCAACAGCGGCAAGCTCCCTACGGCTGATCAGGAGGTTCTCGTTCCGATGGGGTCAGCGGTGGGCGATCCGTGCGTCGGGCTAGTGTCGAAGGAGGGAAGCTATACGGTGACCCGGTCTCCCGGCTCCGCGATAGCGGCGAACGCCACCTTCTCGGCCAACGGCTCTGGCCCTGATTTCGGTGTCATGCTGACCGCCCATGACGACACCCATTCGTCGGCTGGATCTGGAACGGTAATGGACGGTGGAGCGGCAACATCGAACGGCGGGGCCGCGTATCTCCAAATCTTCAGCCTTGCTTCTGGCAGCGTCACGGTAAGTGTTCAAGAATCCACATCTAGCGGTGGATCATATACAAACATAGTTAATTTCTCGACTGTCGCTGCTGCTGCCGCCCCGACATCGGAGAGGTTGGCGATGACCGGCACGGTTGCCCGGTATCTGAAGGTCACAACGACGGGGACATTCTCCAACGCGAAGATTGCGGTGGGATTCACGCGACTATAGGAGGTCGAAATCATGGCGAAGCAGACTGGTTTGGGCGACTACCTTGCGGTGGACGACTCCGGCGGGACCGCTAGGGACATCAGCAATGACATCGGGGACTACGGGATAAACATCGCGCAGGAGCTTGTTGAGACCACCGGCCTGGACAAGTCGGCGCGGGAACGGATCACGGGCATGAGTGACGGAGACGTGTCCCTCAACGGGTTTTTCAATGCAGCGTCGAACAAGTCGCACGATGTATTCAAGACCCGCACCGGGACTCGGACGTTCGACTTGCGGGTCGGCGGGAACTCCTCAAGCAACCCGAAGCTGGCGATGGAAATGCAGGTGGCGAGTTACGCGATCACCAGGGGATCGGACGGGGCATTGACCTGGAGCGTAACCCTGAACCTCGCAGACGGCACCGTCCCGGCATGGTCGACAGTCTAGTGGTAGTCCAGAACGTCAACGGGGTCAAGCCCTTCGTCATCCAGAGGCGTCGGGCGATCCTAGTGTTCTCGGAGCCGGAGTATTCCGGTATCCACATCGAGGCCCGGTTAGACGTCGATCTAAAGACTTTCCTCGATCTCCAGAGTCTGGCCGGAGCTACTGATTCCAACCCGGACGATCTCCGGTCGGCGTTCAGCATGTTCGGGGACGAGATATTGTCTAGCTGGAACCTCGAGGATGAGGACGGCAGGGTGCTGCCGGCAGATGCGTCGGGGTTCCTGTCTCTCCCTCCTACGCTGGCAACGAAGGTGTTGGGCGCATGGACGGAGGCGGCAACGACGCCGGGGGAAGACTCAGCCTCGGAATAGCCAGATGGCTGGCTGTCCGGGGCGGGACGTATCAGGACGGTCGCCCGATCGTGAAGCCGACCGAGTTAGAATTGGCCGAGATCGTCGACGGCATCTGTCAGAGATATAGCTGTCTGCCGTCCCAGCTAATGGCCGAGGATGTGGGGATATTGCGGATGTTGGCAATCGTGAGCGAGGGCAAGGCGGAGGATAAGAAGAGTGGCTAACACCGTCACCATAAAGGTCGACGCCGATACGAAGCAGGCCGAGAAGTCCGTCAAGGGCATGGGCGATAAGTTCCGGTCTGCGATGAGGGGCGTCGCTAAGGCTGCCGGGGGCCTGACGCTGGCCGCTGGAGCGGCGGCGAAACTGGGCCAGGAATACCAGGAGGCCACGAACACGATCGCCGCTGGCACCGGTGCGAGCGGGGAGCAACTGGAAGGGCTGACCCAGTCTTTCAAGGACGTCTGGGCCGAAGTTCCGCAGGACGCGGCGGCAGTGTCTGCCGCGATCGCGGACATCAATACCGAGATGGGCTTGGAGGGCGAAGCCCTGGAGGATGTTACGAAGGCGTTCCTCGACGTCTCGCGAGCGATGGGCGAGGATGTCGGGCCGATGATCAAGTCGGTCGCCGATGCCATGGTGCAGTTCGGTGTCCCGGCCTCGGAGACCCGCAGCCAACTCGACAAATTAACAGCGGTCTCTCAGGCCGTTGGTGTTCCGATGACGAAGCTGGCCGACATAGTCGTCAAGCTAGGACCGCAGTTCCAGGCTATGGGGTTCTCGCTAGATGAAGCCACCGCATTGATCGGCAACATGGAGGCCGCTGGTATCGGCAGCGCGAAGGTGATGCGAGGTCTTAATACCGCAGTCAAGAAACTGACCGACGAAGGCGTCACTGATATCCAGGGTGGACTCAGGGCCATGATCGAGTCTATTCAGAACGCCGAGACCGACGCCGAGGCGACCACAATCGCGATGGACCTGTTCGGGGAGTCCGGCCTTAGATTCAAGGACGCAATAGATAAGGGCGTATTCAGCCTCGACGATATGCTGAAAGCGATGGGCGACTCCGAGGGTAAGGTCGCCGACCTCGGAGCGGTGACCCTGACGACATCGGACAAGTTCGACATCCTGAAGAATAGGGTCAAGGGGACACTCACCCCCATCGGTAGCTTCGCCACGGCTCTCGGCCCGATCGTGATCATGGCCCCGGCTCTGGCGACCGGTATCTCAGCGATGGCGGCGTCCCAGACGATAGCCACGGCGGCGACGTGGCTCCAGACGGCGGCGATGACTGCGCTCAATTTCGCTATGGGGCCGATCGGCCTGATCATTTTGGGCATCGTCGCGGCGGTGGCTGCGGCTATTTTGATCTTCAAGAACTGGGACAAGATCGTCGAGACGGTGCAGGCCACCTGGGAAACGGTCTGGAACACGATTAAATCCCTATTCGACACAGTTATGGAGAAACTCTCGGCAGTATTTAATAGCAAGCTCGGCTGGCTTCTCCCTGGCGGTGCGCTACTCAAGGCATTGTTCTTCTTGCGTGATAACTGGAAGACGATCTGGAACGGGATGGTGGCGGTCGTCAAGGCAATCGCGAACCCGATCATTGGCATCATAAACACCGTGATCGGCGCGGTGAATGCCCTATTCGATGCCATGCGTAAAGTCGAGCTTGGCTGGGAGGAGAAGAAGATAGGCAAAGGCCCAATAGCCGTAACTGTCCCTGGATTTAGTTTTGCCCCGTTCGCGGGACTACCAACCATCCCGAAGATTCCGACACTGGCGGCTGGCGGCATCGTCCGGTCTCCGACCCTGGCGATGCTGGGAGAGGCTGGCCCGGAGGCCGTCGTCCCGTTGGGCCGGGGCGGCATGGGCGGAGGGATCACTATCAACATCCTCGGCCCAACGTATGGGTTCGATGATTTCGAGGAGAAGGTCAGCGAGGCGATCACCGACGGGGTCAGGCGCGGCGGATTCTCGGGTGTCCTGGCACCCGCCTAGGAGCAGCAGACATGGCGAATGAGCTGAAACACGGCTCCGTCGGGACGGAGCTTACGCAGGCCGAGTGGGAGGGGGTCGGGACGCACGTCGTTGCCGATCAAGCGGTCGGGGACATCATCTACGCCTCGACCACCACGCAGTTGAGGCGGCTGGGGGTTGGCTCTAACACTAACGTCCTCACTCTCGCGTCAGGGATTCCGTCCTGGGCCGCTCCGGCGGCGGCGGCAGCGGGGTCACTGACGGGGTCGACACTCGCGTCCGGCGTGACGGCGTCCAGTTTGACGAGCCTCGGCACCCTGACCGCTCTGACCGGCGGTACGGGCGACCTGAACTGGGACTCCGGCACCCTGTTCGTGGACTCGTCAGCGGACAAGGTTGCTATCAATCGGACAAGCTCTCTACTCGCTGCACTGGACGTGATAAGGACGGGCTCCTCGGTGCAGATCGCGATCGCGCCGGGGAACCTGACATCGGCGGCAGATGGCGTTGGGGCAAGCATCCACTACCAGGGCAACACAGCCGGGCAGTCGATGGTCGACCTGGCGGGCGTCTGGGAGGCTGACGCGACGAGTGCCAGCTTCAAGGTCGAGACCCGCAACGCTGGCTCCATGCAGCAGAACCTGGTCATCAAAGGAGACGGTGAGGTCGATTTCAAGAGCCGCTCTCCCGGCCTCTCCAACATCGGCGCAGCCGGGAACGATTTCGGAGCCGCCACCCTCGACCTGGCGTCAGGATTCGAGATCGCGGGCGCGGGCGGGCTGACGATCTCGTCGGCGGGCGCGAGTAGCGATTTCAATCTCAACGCCGTGGGATATCTCCAGCTCCAAAAGGGCGGGTCTACGAAATGCACGGTGCACACTCATGGTATCGCCCTGACCGCTGCTACGGCCCACGCCGACACGGCGGGGACTAACATCATCTCCATTTTCAACGGGACTGCACCAGCCGGGACTCTCGCTAACGGCGCGAGTTTCTTCTGCGCGGCTGGAGAGATGAAAGTGATCGATGCTGCCGGTAACGTCACTGTCCTCTCGCCGCATGATGACGATGGCCGCTGGATATTCGACTCGCGGGACTCGGTGACAGGCCGGGGGTTACGCATCCAGATGGAGCAGATGATGCGGCGACTGGACGAGATGCTCGGCGGCGGGTTCATCGAGGAGTTCACGGAAGACATAGGAGCATGATATGGCGACCACTACAGAAGCCCTACTCGAACATCTGACGGCACTCCGGCGGTCGGTGACGACGGCGATGGCCGAGGCCAACGGCTACAAAGAATATGGCGATATGATGACGGATGCCGCGAAGGCGGCACAACTCGCCGAGGTGACGACGGTCCCATCGGCTAGGCAACACGCCAGCGACTGCGAGATCTGCACCGCCTGGGACGGGTCGTCAGAATGACCGATATCACGAACCCGCAGATCACCGACGCCGATCTCCAGGCATTGCTGACCCAGAACCCGCTCGCAGCCGAGCAGTTGCGGCGGATCATGGCCGAGCGGCAGCGGGACGAGGCCCTGGCAGCACTGGCGATCGCGCAGAACGGGACGGCCCCTGAGTCCGATGTCGAGGAGGTCGTTTCCGCGGACATCGGGATCGCCGATATCGCTGGCCCGCTCCGACCGAGAGGATAATGGGAAGCTACACCCTCCTCGTCGATTGGAATAATGACGGGGATTTCACCGACGCCAACGACGATATCACCGGCGACACCCTGTCGCTGTCGTGGTCTCGTGGGCGTGACTATGCTTCAGCCCTACAAGGCCGCTCGGTCGCCGGGAAGCTCTCCGCCGTCCTGATAAACACCGCCGGGAAATACTCGCCGAGCAACACCTCCTCGGCCCTGACGGGCGACATCGTCCCAGGCCGGTCGATCCAGCTCCAGGCCGGGTCGGGGTCGTTCCCTTACACGTTCCCGGTCGCGTTCAACGATGGCGTCCGCTGGCAGGGTAAGCTCGACCGCATCAAGCCCGCCCCGGCTAGTCGAGGTCGCAAGACGGCGACCCTGACCGCCTTCGGAACGCTGGGCTATCTCAACCAGTTCGAGACCCAGTTGGCGAGCCAGACCAATCGACGGACGGACCAGGCAGTCGGGGACATCCTAGATGATGTGGGCTGGGATGCCGCCGACGATCGCGACCTGGACACGGGCCTGACCACGATCTCGCGGTTCTGGATGTCGCGGAAGAAGGCCATCGACGCCCTGCGGCTGGTCGAGGAGGCCGAGGCCGGGTTCGTCAAGGAATCGAAGTCGGGCCAGATCGCATTTGAGAACCGGCACCACCGGATCACGCAGACAGCCTCGACGACCTCCCAGGCTACGTTCTCGGATGCGGACGGGGCCACTCATACGTTTGAGCAGATCAGCCAGACCGACCCGCTCTCGACGATCATCAATCACGTCGAGGCGACTGCCCGCACGTTCGACACGGCCTCGGTCGCCGTACTCTGGACGCACCCCGAGACCGGTGCGGCATCGCCCACGCTGGCTCCCGGCGAGAGCAAGGTATTCGTCGCCGAGTTCCCGAACCCGGACTCCGCGAACAACGCAATGGAGGTCAACGCCTGGACGACCCCGGCAGCGACGACCGACGTCCTGGCTAACAGCGCGTCCGGCGGCGGCGGAACCAACCTGACCGGCGACCTCACGATAGCGGCGTCGAAGACCGCCGAGAGGATGGAGATCACGCTGACCAACTCGGCGACCGGCAGCGACGCCTTCATCACCAAACTCCAGGCGCGAGGGACGGCGGTGTCGACGAAGAATCCTTGCATCGTCAGGGCCATCGACACGACCTCGCAGTCTAGTTACGGCGAGCGGAAATATGTCGCCAAGACGAAATTCATTCCGACCACGTCCGAGGCCCAGGACTGGTGCGACTACCAGATGGCGATCTACGGGTCGCCGATAGAGATACTGGCGATGACGATCCCGGCATCGGCCCAGGGCAATATCGGGCAGAGCCTGACCCGCGACCTGTCCGACCGGATCACCGTCACGGCCAGCAACGACTCCAAGCTCGGCATATCGGCGGACTTCTTCATCGAGAGCGAGAAGCACCAGGTCTCGGCGGGCGGGAAGGAACACTCCACGGTCTGGCAGCTATCGCCCGCGACCGGCGGTTATAGCCAGTTCTGGGTGCTCGGCGTCGGGGTGTTCGGCTCCGACACGGTTCCGGCCTTCTAGCACATTCGACCCGGTGTACGGGGGTTTTTCGGGGGAGTTTCGGGGGAGTTTCGGAGACACTAGGAGACAGTGATGGCCTGGACCGCACCTAGATCATGGACGTCTACGATGGTGACCGCCGCGATGTTCAACACCGATATCAAAGCGAATCAGGACGTCCTGTCGAGCCATGCTCACAGTGGGGCGGCGGGCAACGGCTCCGCGACGCTCTCAGGCGTCTCCCTGTCGGCCCTGGCGGTGCCGGTGCTGGCCGACCAGAGCGGGAACCCATCGACGGCGGGACGCCTCCAGCGCAACGGGAATAATCTCGTGTACTACGGGGCCGCGCTCGTCGGCCTCTACGCCGACGCGGTGGCCGGGACGGCGTCCCTGCGGACGCTCGGCACCGGCTCGACCCAGGCGGCAGCGGGGGACCATACTCACTGATGGGCATGACGACCGTCACAGCGCGACCGATGATCCGGCAAGCTAGGCGGGAGCCACCGCCCCGGCTTCTGTGGCTGTCGCGTATCGTGAGCAAGGGCTTTTCTTACGAGTTCCCGTTCCGGTTCCCGGTTCAATAGGAGAGATATATGGCCTGGACGACTCCGAGGGACTGGACGGGCATCAGCAACGACATCGTGACGGCGGCGATGCTGAACGTCGACGTACGCGACAATCTGGGCGTCCTCTCGACCCATGCCCATACCGGGGCGGCTGGTCAGGGCGCGTCGTCGATGTCCGGCCTGTCCCTCGCGGCCCTGGCGACCTTGACCTTCGCGAACCAGTCCGCGAACCCAGACGCCGCCGGGGAGTTGCAGAGGAACGGAAATGACCTCCTGTTCTACGGCTCGTCTGCGGTCAATCTGACGGCGGCAGATGCCAGCGCAGGGACGGCCTCGCTCCGGAGCCTCGGCACGACGAGCGTCAAGGCCGCAGCCGGGAATCACGAGCATACGATAGCGACCCCATCCTCAACTGACGAAACAGGGGCCGAAGTTGGTGACACTGGGTCTTCTAGAAGCAACCGTCAGAAGGCGTACACTGTCGGTCAAGACCTCGATGGTTGCTCAAAATCTGTAGTGGTTAGTGATGCCAAGAGTCTCGTAATAGTTGTGGGCTTTGTTGCTCTAAATGCTGTAGGTGATCTCGCGAAAATCGATATCGAAGAGGACGGTACGGTTATCCAGGACGGCATGACTACCAGGATTCAAGAAAAGGATGTGTCGGTATTTCAAAATTATGCGTTCGACGTAGTGGAGAGGACAGACCTCAGCGTCGCTACGCACACATACACGATGACGGCTAGCGATAGTGTGACCATTTCGGCAGCGTGGATCTATGCCACGGTATGCCAGGTATGACCAAGATCGGCCGAGCATGGTGAGATGCACGATCCCGACCGGGTCGAGTACCTCATCCAGGTCGTCGGCGCACGTATCGCACCCGAGCTGCGGGGTCTCCGGACCTCGGCGTCTCGGATGCTGGTCGTCATCGTGATCCAGCTAGTGGTGACGTCTATTCTGATCGCGGTCTGCGGAGTCACGTTATGGGTGGTGCTCCATGCTGAGTGATATCGGGATAGCCCTGGGGTGGCCCCGTAGGGGCGTCCTGGCGGCCCGTAGAGGGGTGCTCTGGCTCCTCCTGGGTGTCTGGGCCTGGTTGTGCTCCCAGGGTCGCGCTCTGAGGGCGTCGCCCCGGCAGTTCTATGTGTCCGTGGGCCGGAAGCGGGACTGGACGCTGGCGAAGGCCGCGTACCTCCAGGAGGAGTCAGGCCGGTGGCGGGCCTTGTTCAGCACGGTCAAAGCTCCCTACTCGTTCTTGAGAATGATGGGCCTGTCGCCTCAGATGGCCGTGGGCCTTCTGGCACTCGGCTCCACGGCTGGTTCGGCTGTAGTCGTCAATGAGACACTCCTGTCGGAGAGGTCATTCGGCAGGGGCGACAGCGGGGTCTACTCGGCCCCGTCCGATATCCCGACGAGTTATAGCGAGGACGATAACACGCTGAAAATAGACCTCGGCACGACCCCGGTAGGCGAGATCACCATCGAGGACGTCACCGTGGGAACGGCTTTCACCGGCTCCACCCTGCCCAGCGGCCAGACCGCAGTTATCGTCGTGGGCGGCACCGCAGCCTCATCGGGATTCACCGCGACCTGGCTGGAGGTCGGCCACCTGATAATCGACCGATGGCGATGCACGACGTTCAACGTGTCCGACGTCGAAGCCCATACCTTGAACATCAAGTACAATGCCTCGGACGGGCAGTCTATCAGTCCTGTCGCCGGTACGCCCCGCGCCCGCGGCATAGGCGGCGGCAACAGAGCCGATTCTATGGTCACGTCGGGCGGCACCTACGACCAGATTCGCATCGGTGCGCCGACCTCTGCCGTCAATGGCAAGGTGGACGTACTGCGGTTGAGTAATTTATACACGAAGGGTGGAGCGTGTCTCCTCGCCAGGATCAAGGCGGGAACCATTGATATCGAGTATCTGGAGGTGGGCGCAGGAAACGGATTCGCCACGAAGGAGTTCGTCGTCGCATCCTCCACGATCTACAAGTCGGCCTCCATCATCGATAATGTCGAGGTGTCCATCAGCCCGCCATGAAGAGCGT